GTCGTGACGAACACGATATCACCATTCGTATGTGGCTGATGTTCTGTTCCAAGTCCCCGGTTTTAGCGCTATACGTTCATTGACGCGATGTTTATTGCGAAGGGAACGTAGCCGCCTGCCACTAACGGGGTAATAGGACCTCTGTTGTTGGGGGGTCCTGTCCAAGAATCCTTTGGCTGGAACAAACCAAGTCATGAAGGATCTTAGACGCGAGAGCCTCTGCGTTGATCTTGTAGGTTCACGCATGACGGGAATCGGTCTCATCCGAAGGTTGAATTTCTTCAAACCCCAGAGGAAATCTTCATCCTGAGGATCGACTTTTTCGTCTATACCCCCGAGGCCTCCAAAGCATCGAGGGCCGATCAACGGCCTGCAGTCTGTCGGAACCATTCGACAGTACCGCTTGTACAGTTCAACCCGCCTATAGATCTTGGGTAGGGAATTGAAATCATCTCCGTTAATCGTAGACTGGAAGATGCCGAAGGGGACGTGTTCGATCTTTTTGAACCGTCCGTTTCTGTCTTCTCGGTAGTATGAAGAACAGAGGGTCACAAAATCATGACTATGATATACCTTTCCCTGGGAAGGCTGTAACCCAATCTCCGATGCAAACATCTCCCATTTCTCTCGTTCATCTTGTGTTGCCCTGAAAGCGGCATCGTCGCCATTCACGAGGAAGGGATTCTTCGTGATACGTCTAATGACAAAGGCGTTGACGAGACACAAGATGGGAAACGAGAGAAGCGAGCCCATAAGCATACCTCGTCGTTGATACGCGGACCTGTCAGGGTACAGAATCCGGCGACCGAGGCGCAGCTCGCTTTTGGCAATTTCCTTTAGGGTCATCAGCTCAAATGACCCGGAGCGATCGATAACTTCGGAAATCAATCTCTCTTGGAAATCACCGTGGAGCAAGTCCGTAGCTGACTTGTAATCCACACTCAAGATCGGCCCGAGCGTACGATCTCCTAGCTGTTGAAGATCAACGCTGATGGAACAGCTTTCAGCGGGCAGCTCTCTGTGTTCGAGTGGACGGGATGTCAACGCAAACTCAGGAAACGTCTTGAGATGCTTGTGAAGTGTCTTTTGAAGGACACTGAGAACCTTGAGGTTCTTGGATGACTTTGTGATTACGCGGATCTTCCCGGCGTCCTGTACGCCGACCGCTTTCACATCGAAGTTGTCACAAGCACAATAGCACTTGTCGAAGGCACTTTGATAGTGCCTGCGGGCCAGAACATAGCCCGCCCCGAGTCGTACAGGACCATCGACGGCTTCGTCGGTGCATTCACGATACGGGTCCCTGCAAGTGCCGCCCTCGAGCACAGAACGATTATTTAAAGAGACGGTAGAGGAAACCGTCCCCTTCGCCCATCCGACGGGAAAGTAATTCTCCAGGATCCAGGGAACCGGGTCCGCGGAATTACCGATCGGAGGTGTTGAAAGAATACGAGAGTGTTCTTCCAGTGCCTCAGCGATAATCTCGGCGCTCAAAGGAGGAAAGGCACGTTTCGCTTGTAAGAGTGAAGCGAATATACGGCTCGCCGTGCGTCTTTCCTTGATGGTATTGCGATTATTAACCGCGAAGCTACGCGCAATTAATGATCGTAAGAAGGCTTCTGTCCCACTGGTAAAGGGACAAGGTGTCTTTGGTGGTCGGGTATTCTTCGTCATGAGGTCCTTTGGGGCCCCGAGACTGAAGAGGTAGCCGTAATAGGACGTCCAGTCCTTCCACGACGCCAAAAAAACCTTTCCGGACATTTCCGGTCTGTTGAACTTCGCTCGAAGTATCAATTTTCCAGAAGTACACGGTATGCATCTCTCCATCAAGGAGATAGCATGCCGTGCCCCGGACACAATGGTGATATGACCGTTTACGCGGTCCGTATCCGATTTGTGGTGTTTCACACCGGCACATGGAACCATTAGGTTTCTGTCTGTGAGAGACAAAGGTTTATAGTTTGTCATGTCGGAT